GTGGTTAGCACAAACCTGCGTGAACTGTATGAGGTTTACAGTAGGTTGTCTACCAATCTCTTCGCTCAACAAAGGGAGCCGAAGCTCCCGATGATTTACGCACTAACAAACAGACCTTTCTTAGATTCAAAGGCTGATTCCAACTGCGGCAAGAACGATGCGTCTGCATATCTTGCTTGAGATGGGATAAAGATATTATCTTTCACAGTCGCTGCTGTGTATAACATAACATAATCTTTACCGTTCTTATCTGTATTTACAGAGCCGATACGCTCTATCTTAAGGATATTTTCCATTATATAAGAATTTAGACCACTTTGCTTATGCACGGGGGTATGTTAACCGCAAAGATTACAGGGGGAGGTTTACACTAGGTGGTCTCTGTAAACATACCTAGGGGGGTTTTATATATAGGAATGCACCCCCAGGGAAACTTTTATTTTTATTTAATAAATGCGTGTGAGTAAGTATAACACTGGGTGCAACGAAAAGTTTAAAGGATATGCTGCTTTTCTCAGACGACTTGCTTTGCACGATCCAACAAGAGTGGTTACTTGAAGTTTAGCAGCTTACAGATCTGCGACTGAGGAAACAAAGATTATAAATAAATTTGACTTTACAAAAGGACCATGTCTTACATTATATAGAGACTTTATTTTATTTTTATTATATTTGATATATAAAATAGATATATTATGGGATATAATGAAATTAATGCGTTCGAGAATGAGATATTTGATCACGGACGTAAGTTAATGAAAGAAATAGAAAGTGCTGTAGTGTTGTTAAAAAAGAATGGGTTTGTAGTTTATGAAAATAACAAAAGAAGAGTTAAGTAAAAATTTTTTCAAGACTCATACTATACCCGATAGAGTAGACGAACAGATAACAGCAATAAAACTATTATTATCACAAGGTTACGGAGTGTTAGATTTACAAGGTCACGTCCTACACAGAGACACAATAGATAGAGATCTAGACAGCTATCACAATTCGAGACCCAGGTACGACTATGTCAATAGGTATCAAAGAAAGAAAAATGAAATATAGAGAAAGATCTAAATACTACACCAATAAGGCTGTCAGAAAGAAGATAGATAAAATTTTAAAACTCAATGCAACATACTGTGCTAACCTAGGAACTAAGACACCTATGGATTTAGGATCTAAGGAGGCTGTGGAGCTTAAATGGGTAGAGATGGCACAGGAGATATTTGATTTAGATCCAGAGTATTATGTTACCGTAATGAAGAACACAGACGGTAATATACTAAAACAAGTCACATTAATTGAGGATTAACAAAAAGTCTCTATAAATAGACTCACATCTCCGTCATCTTTTATTTCATACTTTTTATCCATACATTTGAGTAAAGTAACATAAATCAAATGGACGTAGTTAAACCAGGAGTAGAGTATAAAGCAACCGACTTCGCAGACAACAAAAAATTTCAAACAATTAAGTTTACCGAAAAGCTAGATGGTAAGTTCCAAGCAGGCACTACCAATGAGGAGATTATTAATATCCTAATAGATAGATTTTACAGTTTACAAAAAAAGAATTTTTCTGCTGAGAATCAATGTATAATACTTCTCCTTAAAAATGTTAGACAACTAGTTGCAAAACGACTGTCTAGAAAAATAGAAAAAGTTATAAAGTATAATGAAAGTACAGATACCAACAAGTAATGAAAGATTTCTACAGGATTATTTGAACACTGTAAATGGAATCTTAAAGCTTACAAAGACGGAAATAAAAGTTTGTGTGGAGCTCATTAAATTAGATTTAGAGGATCCTTGTTCTATAGAGAATAGAAAACAAGTTGCTAAAAATTTAAACTGGGGCAGACCTATACTTAACAATTCTATAAAAAGTTTAAAAGACAAAAAGGTCTTAGTTTATAACAAAGACAGTAAACCTAAGTACACCTTTCATCCTATAGTTTATAATTATAAAAATACCAATTCGGTTAATTTTGAATTTATAAAAGAGGATGGTGAAATACTTTATTGATGTTAGGGTGGCAGGATTAGAACATGTGTATGCATTTGTTTCTATGCAAGAAGTACAGTTTCATAAAAGAGATGCTTCTTTCGAATACGATGTATTAGTTCCACTTGATTGTGAAGATGTTTATATTGTTAGGTGTTGGATTAATCCAGCAGATATTGTAAATTTAGGTTTAGACTGATGGCTAGAAAACTAGTAAGTACATATTATAAAAAAGTTAGAAAAAAAAGACCAGGTGTTCATTCTAAAAATAGATTTACTAAACAAGTAAATGGAAAATATTACGATGGACCAAAGTATAGAGGACAAGGCAGATAATAAAAGAAATGGCAAAGAATAAACTAAAACAAGAAATATATAAAGAAATAAAAGAGGAAATGGGTGGAGACTTGAATGAGATAGAAAGCATATGCGAATCTCAATTTCAGTTCTTAGCATATACGATGGGTAAAGGAGAGTTTGACGGAATAAGATTATCGTATTTTGGTAGATTCCATGTTAACCCAAAGAGACTTAAAAATTTAAATCATGAGGCTTTTCAAAGAAGACAATTTCAACATAGTGATTGAACCGGAAGCTAAGATCATTCCTGAATTTAAAAAAATAATAACCAGTGACAAAGACAGAAAAAAAAGAAATGCACATAAGCAACTATCCTACATTTACTTCATGTGCGACTATAGATCTCCCTATTCAATATACCCCGAAGAAGAGAGAAAGCAAAGACTCATCAAAGACTTACAATTTGACGAAGAGTCTCCAATCACCAAGTTGGTACAAATGGGCATGGACAAGTACAATGAACTTCAACGTACACCAACCATTACCAGTCTCAAAGCAATCAAAGAAGGACTCTTAACTTCTGGTAGAGTCATAAATGCATTACGATCACAAATAGAAAACTCTCTTGATCTTGTAGATGGAGAAGAGGATAAAAACATTGGTGATATAATGAAAGACGTTACTAGACTTCTAGAGGTATCTGAAAAAATACCTAAAGCAATAGATACTATAAATGCTTTAGAAGAAAAAGTTAAAAAAGAACAAGCTAACGAATCTAAGATACGTGGGGGTGGAACTAAAGGAATGTTTGAAGACTAATGGCAAAAATTAAATTTAATACTAACTCTAAACTTAAATGCATCTGTGGACATAATCTACGTATTACAGATGTTGGAGAAGACGGTATAAAGTTTGAGAAATTTTGCCCGCAGTGTGGTAGAACTACACACGTAGATGACAAAGGTACTGAGTCAGGAGGAGAATTTGAACCTTATGGAGCTGCACATTTTATTTACGATAAGGATGTAACTAAAAACTTTAGTGGAACAATAGAAAGAGAGAGTGATCTAAAAGGACTAAAAGGCTATTGTCATCATCAATATGAGAATGGTGAAAGTTTTTACTTAATTATATCTAGAATTGACGAAGATGGTAAAGTAGAAACTATAAAAAAAGACTACACACAAAAATAATGTTTGTAAACACAAGAGAATTTAGTAAAGAAGCACAAAGATTTCTAAGATTAGGCTACTATTGTGGGGATCCTCCTGGAAGTGCACCCTTTTATGAGTACTGGACAGAGCAATTAAGACGCTGTAAAGAAGGATACACCATAGGAGACACTAGAATTACTGGTCATCACTATTTTTATCTAAATTTTTGTAGAATAAAGCTAACTGAACAGGTAGGAGAGCGTAAAGCTGGTACAAAAACTGTCTCATTTCCTAACTTTTGGGACGGAGACTACCAATATTTCCATGCATTAGAGAGTGCTGCCTCTCAAGGACTGCATTTAATCGTAGCAAAAGCTAGACGTAAGGGATTTAGCTACAAAAATGCTGCCATTGCTGCTAATTTGTACAATACAACTAAAAATTCTTACACATTGTTGTGTGCTCATGACAAAAAATACCTATATCCTAAAGGAATTATGACAATGGTCACTGATTACATGAATTTTATAAATGAACACACAGGATGGCAGAAGAGGAGACAGGTTGTAGACAAAATTAATCATAAAAGAGCTAGTTATTTACAATATATCAACAAGCAAGCCATAGAAAAAGGATATAAGTCAGAAGTAGAAGCAATTACATTTAAGGATAATCCAGATGCTGCAAGAGGTAAAGATGCATCACTAGTTATATTCGAAGAGTGCGGTGCATTTAATAATTTAAAAGCATCATACTTAGCAACACGTCCTTGTGTAGAAGATGGAGGAGTAGTAACCGGACAGATAGTTTTATTTGGTACAGGTGGAGACATGCAAGGAGGAACAATTGACTTTGAATCTATGTTTTATAATCCTGAAGCTTATGATCTATATGCATTTGACAATGTATGGGATGAAGGTGGAGAAGGAAGTACATGTGGTTTTTTCTTTCCATCTTTTCAAAATAAAATAGGTTATATGGATCAAGATGGTAACTCTCTTGATAAAGCAGCTAAGCAAATAGAAGAGGCTAAAAGAGAACAACTCAAAAAGGAAGCCAAAGATGCAAACACATTAGATAAATATGTTACTGAGTATCCTTGGATGCCTAGAGAAGCTTTTTTACAACAAAGAGGTAACATGTTTCCTGGTGGTGCTCTTATAGCTTGGCGTAACGAGCTTATGCGTACAGGATTACACACCAAAATGGCAGTTAACGGTATGTTAGTAGAAACTAATAAAGGTATTTTATTTAGACCTAGTGATAAAGTAAGACCTGTTGTAAAGTTTCCACATAACAAAGCAGATAATAATACAGGATGTGTTGTAGTCTATCAATCTCCTGATGGATCAGAGGATGCAATTCCAGATGATTTATATTTTATTGTACATGACCCTTATGCTAGTGATGGATTTGGAGCATCACTTGGTGCAGCTTATGTAATTAAAAGAATTAATCCACATTCAAAACCAGATGATATGATTGTAGCATCTTATGTAGGTAGACCAGACAGTCAAGATGAATACAACTATAATCTATTCTTACTTGCAAGATATTTTAACGCTAGAATAGGATTTGAGAATGATAGAGGTGAAGTCATACCATATGCAAAGAGACATAAGTTATTAAATTATCTTATGCCAGAAGCAGAAATATTTGATAAAACAGATGGGGTTAAAATACGTAAACTAAATAGAACTTATGGAACATCTATGGGTTCACAACATAGAAAAAATCAAGCAGAAATATATTTAAGAGATTGGTTAAAAACACAAAGGGGTAGACAAGAAGATGGATCTGCAAAGCTAAACTTGCACTATATTTATGATATTGCACTGATAGACGAACTGGTAAAATATGGAAAAAAGGGTAACTTTGACCGAGTTTCTGCATTATTAGTAGGTATGTTTCATATGAAAGATCTCTATAATAAGGAGATGGAGGAAGCATACGAAGAAAGCAATGATTCGTTTTTTAATAGAAGATTTTTTCAGTAATTTGTAAAAGATATGAGTAGTATTCCTAAGCAGAAACTTCCACGTAGTCGGAAGACTAAGGAGTGGGGGAAAAATTCAATGAACGCATATATTGATAGAAGTCACTTTTCTAATCAACACAAATCCACTATGCATAAATTCTACGATGCATACAATGGTAACCTAAATGAGAATGATTACAACTATGTAATAAATCCATACAACTCAGAAAAACATAAAACAAAAGGATTTCCAGCTAGACTTCGTAATTACAATATTATTAAACCTATTGTAGATCTTTTACTAGGTGAAAAAGCAAAAAGACCTACTAATCATCAAGTAGTTGTACGTAATTCTGATATGCAATCTATGCAACAGACTTTACTAAAAGATGAATTAAAAAAATACTTAGAACAAAAGTTTATTAATGATCTTAATGAATTAGGAGTAGAAACAGGAATGCCTACTGAAGATTTACCTCAATTAGGAGAACTAGAACAAGAAATATACGCTAATTACAAAGATATAAGAGCTATTATGGGTCAAGAAGCTCTAGATTATTTAATAGATAGACTAGAATTACCTGATCAATTTCAAACTGCTTTTTTTGACTGGCTTGTTGCAGGAGAGTGTTATACATACAAAGATGTGTGTATGAATGACTGTGAATATGAAATAGTATCTCCTTTAGATGTAGATTATGAAAAATCTCCTGATATTCAGTTTATAGAAGATGGTGATTGGTGTGTAAGAAGAAAAATAATGAGTGTCAATGCTATTGTAGATAGTTTTTATGATGTTCTAAAACCAGCAGATATAGATAGACTAGAAACTCCATCTCAAAAGAAAAGCATGGGATATATCTCTCCGTTTAACGCAAACTATTCGTCACAAGACACAGAAAGGTTTGCGGAAGTACTACATGTCGTGTGGAAATCATTCGCACGTGTAGGAATACTTACTTACTATGATGAATTAGGACAAGAACAATCAGTTGTTGTCGATGAAACATACAAAGTAGATCCGGATAATAATGAGACTATAGAATATTTTTGGGTTAATCAGGTTTGGGAAGGGTACCGAATAGACGGTGATATCTTCGTGAATATTAGACCACATCAGGTACAACGTAATGAAATGTCAAATCTTTCCATTTGTAAACTCCCCTACAACGGAAGAATCTACTCAAATCGACATTCAGAACAAGTATCGGTTGTATCTATGGGCGTACCCTACCAAATCCTTTATAATATATTTCATTATAGACTAGAATTATCTATAGCTAAAAACAAAGATAAGATCATGTTAATGGAAATGAACACAATTCCTAAAAGACACGGTTGGGATGAAGAGAAGTTCATGTACTATGCAGATGCAATGGGTTTTGCCTTCATAGACTCCACTGCAGAAGGCAAACGTGGTGAGAGGGTGTCATTCAACCAGTTCCAGGTGTTAGACATGAGTTTGGGTCAATACATAGCTTCTCAATTCCAACTATTACAAGCAATTAAACAAGAATGGGAAGAACTAATAGGGGTATCAAGACAACGTAAAGGACAAGTACAAGCATCAGATGGTATAGGTGCAACTGAAAGAGCGGTATTCCAATCTTCTGTTGTAACTGAAGAAATGTTTAGAAGATTTGATAAACTAGTAGAACGAGAGTTTAGTGGTTTACTAGATACTTCTAAAGTAGCATGGCAAGAAGGATTAAAAACACAATATGTAACAAGTGATTTTAGAGAAGCAATGTTAGATATAGATCCTGGATTATATCAAGAAGCTGAGTTTGGTGTATTTGTTAAGAATAATTCTATAGAAGCAGATAAATTAAGAGCATTAAAGCAACTTACTTTATCATTTGCACAAAACGGTAGTAGTCCTGTAACAATTGCAGAAATCTTAGAAGGAACTAACTTTAGTAAGATAAAAGAAAAGTTAGCAGAGGTAGATGCAAAAGAAAAAGAACTACAAGCAGCTCAAGCTAAACAACAGCAAGAGATGGCACAAATGGCACAACAAGCACAAATGGCTGATAAACAAGCAGATAGAGAGTTTGAAGCTCAGCAAAATCAACTAGACAGAGACGCTAAAATGGACATCGAAGAGATGAAAATTGCAGCTAAAGTTGTAGATCAAGATATGAACGACAACGGAATTAATGATGCAGTTGATTTAGAACGTGTTCGATTAGAACGAGAAAAGCTTGATTTAAAAAGAAAAGAGCTTAACGATAAAAAAGAAATTGCTAATAAACAGTTAGCAGCCCAAAAAGGGCAAAAGTAACCTATATAAAGGTGTTAACCCTTGTGTAGATAAACATGAAAAACTAGTATAATTTAATTAATTTTGTAACAATGAGTAAAGATGAGAACCTAGATCTATCTAAAGTTACTGTAAGTCAGTTATTAGATGATCAACAAATACCGGATTCTACAGATCCAAAAGAAGAAGAAAAACCTGTAGAAGACACTGTTGAAGAGGTAAAAGAAACAACAGAAACACCGGAGACTCAAGAAGAGTCTAAACCTGAAGAATCTGCAGAAGAGCCTGTAGAAGAATTAGAAGAACCAGTAGCAAAAGAAGAAGCAGCTGAGAACACTGAGTCTAATGAGACAGATTCAGAGCCCTCAATAATATCAACACTAGTAGAAAGACTAGGATATGATATTCAGGGAGAATTTAGTGATGATTACGATGGTATTGTCGGAGTTACTAAGGAAGCAGCTACAAAGATGGCAGAAGAACAGTTTCAACAAGTATTTTCAGCTTTCCCAGACATTCAAGAATACCTTAATTATAGAGTATCAGGAGGAGATCCAGATAAATATTTTGAGGTAGCAGCAAAAGAGATTGATTTCTCTAAGCTAGAATTGAATGAAAAAGATTTGGGAATGCAAAGAAAAGTCTTAGAAACATTTCTAGTATCTCAAGGTTATGAACCAGAAGAGGTAACAGATACTATTCAAGACTATGAAGATGCTAAAATACTGTATAAAAATGCTGGAAGAGCAGTAAAAAAACTAGCAGTTGCACAAGCAAATGCAAAAGAAGCTTTACTGAAACAGCAGGAAGAAGATGCTAAAATTGTAGCACAGCAAACCAAAGAGACTTGGAATAATATTGGTACTATTATCAATAAAGGTAGATTAAAAGAATTTACTATTCCAGAAGCAGACAAAAAGAAATTCTATAATTGGATGTCGGTCCCAGTTGATCAACAAGGCAGAAGCCAACGAATTATAGACAGAGAAAAGCTAGATCAAGAATCCATACTTGCTATGGAATACCTTATGTATAAGGGACTTGATTTGTCGAAGTTAATAAATACCAAAGCAACCACAAGGCAAGCTGTGAATTTGAAAGCTAAATTAAAATCAAATACGCAAACTGCAACCAGAAGAATGAAGGGTAACAAAGGAGGGTTTAATAAAACTAGCAAGAGACCGACAATTCCTTCTTTAGATAAGTTATTAGGATAAGTTTAATTTTTAATTTTTAATTTAATTTTTTTATCATGGCAGCAGATAATTTAAAAAAGCTTCGTTTATACGAAGACATTTTCAACGCTGAGGGTATGACTGATGAGAACTCATTAGCGAACGCCCTTTTAACTCAGCCTGATGTACTGTCACCGGTAATAACTCATCTAGCAGGAAGAGAAGACAAGAGGTTTCCTCTATCTTTCCTAACTGAAGGACAGGGAGCTATCAAGTACATCAACGACATTGAGTATGACTATCCAGTAATGGGTAGAATTAACAAGACTGTAGAATCAAGTTCATTAGTGAGCGGTTCAGGTCTTAACTTCACAAGATTTAAAGTAAAGTTCAATGAAAAATGGTTCATTAAGCAATACATTATTGAAAGTGAAGAAGGAATCCAAGCAAGAGTAATGACTGATCCCGTTGAATCAAGCGGAGGTTGGGTGTATACTCTACAATTAGTTACAGCTGATGGATCTGATTCAGTATCCAGTGGTAATGTAGCAGGTAAAAAATGGGTACAACTATTTGCACCTACTGCTATCTCCGGATCAGTTGGTAACGAAAGTAATTGGGTTGCTCCATCTAAAATGAGAAACCAAATCTCTTTAATCAGAAAATCTTACCGATATGAAGGTAACATGCCTGACAAAGTGGTTAACTTCGAGTTTAATGTAGATGGTAGAAAAACAAATCTATGGTATGACTTTGAAGAGTATCAGCACATGCTGAGATGGAAAGAAGAAACAGAGTATGCTCTGTGGTATTCTAAGTACAACAGATCTTCAGATGGTACTATTAATTTGAAGGATGACAATAACAAACCTATTCCAATCGGAGCAGGAGTTATTGAGCAAATTCCTAACGTTGATACGTATTCTTCACTAACAACTAACAAGATCAAATCTGTAGTAAGAGATGCACTATATGGTGCTTCTGATGCACAGCAAATGAACATTGTGTTGTTTACAGGAATCGGTGGTATGGAAGAATTTGATAACGCTATGAAGAGCGAGATCAGTTCTGGAACTTACATTAAGAACACAGACCCATCTAACTTTATTTCTGGTAGTGGATCTAACCTACAATTAGGAGGTTACTTCACTTCTTACCAGCATATTGATGGACATGTGATCTCAGTAAGATACTTACCTTTATTCGATCACGGTGCGAGAGCACTTAACAGTCCAAAACATCCTGTTTCTGGTTTACCACTAGAATCATATAGAATGTTATTCCTTGATATGTCAACATATGATGGAGAAACTAACGTTCAAATGATTTCTAGAAAAGGTAGAGAGCTAGTAAGATGGGCAGTAGCTGGTGCTTCTGTTCCTCCAGGATTTGCGGGTGGTAACTCACTAAGAGCAAACGATGTAGACGGTGCATCAGTTCACTTTATGAAAGAAACTGGTATTGCAATCAGAAGAGCTACAAATTGTTTACACTTAGAGTGTGTGAAATCATAAATTTCTTTTCAGAAGAGAGGGGACAAACGTCCCCTTTTCTTTCTGATTATTAACCTTTAATTTTTATAAATATGAAACAAGTAATAATAAAGCGAAGACCAAACGCTACTAACTTGCCTGACGAAGTATATGCTGAGGCAAAAAGAAAGATAGGGTCTACGTTTTCTGTTAGTGGTGATACAAACACCGGACTAACATTTGGTGAACAAAAAAAATACCTACCAGGTATCATAGGAATAGATTCCTCTGATGTTAACTTTCAAAAAGAAGTTAAAAAGTATTTTCAAGATATGTCATTAACTATTGAGAATACGGGTACTAAATTAGAAGTAGGTGTAGATGAAAATGGTGATCCAATTAATTTAATGGACTTTATTAGATATAAGTTTGCTTTAGCTCATCCATATGTTGCTAAAGATGAAGAGACTTTATATGCTAATAAAAAGTTTAGATATTTTATTTATGACACTGCAATTGAGAAAGAAAAACAAGCTCAAGGAGTCAAAAGTAGAAAAGAAGCTTACAAAGAGTTTATTAAGTTAAGTGCAGATGAAGCTAAAGTAAATCAACTTTTATTAGTTTATGGGTATAATCCTAAAACTATGGATGAAACACAAAAGGAGATTACTTTAGAAGGAGAACTAGATTCAAATCCATCTGAATTTCTAATGTATGCAACCGATAAAAACATTGAATACCAAGCGTTTATCGAAGATTGTTTATCTAACGATGTATTACGTAGGGTAGGACAGACTTATTTAAACGGTGATGAGAATATTG